ACCTCCTGGAATTGAAGCTCATTAAAGCAGGTCTCTTCAAGACGACCATACTTATATGCTCCCTCTACTCCACGAGCTATTAGAATATATGCAGCTTCTGCTAAATTACTGAATGATACTCGTTCATAACGCTTTCCATTATAATTGATATACCCATTCAAATTTACCTGAAAGTTTTTCGGTAAATCCATTGCATCAATTACAATAGTTAGTGTATTGTAATCATTCAATCCACCATAGGTGAAGTTTTTATCTGCTGCCAAATAACCAATATCTTGAATGAATTTACGAATCTGATTTTGAGGCAATAATACAGCAGAGAGCTTCAAAAGCTCTCGCTGAATACGCCTCGTACCAGTTCGGTCATCAACTTCACTCAAGAGAATTTGAAAGTAATCGAAACTGGTTCCCCATTGGCGTTTCAAACTATACAATAGGCGGTGAACGTGATATGTGTTCATGCCCTTCCTTAAAAGCTCCCGGTTTTCACCGGGAGCTTTATAATTTTAGCCAAGAAGAACCGCACCCAAGTCAGAATCAAGGACTTGGATACCGGCCAGGAAATCGAGCGTCCACTTATGACGCTGGTAATCAGCATCATAGCTAATCGTGGTACGCATCGAAAGCCCACGATTATTGAGCGTTGCAGAAAGCGCACCAGCACCATTACGCACTGGAGCCAATCCGCGAATTGCCAACGTGATTGCATCACGGTGGATTGCAAGATTGTATGCTCCTGCAGGACCAATATTCACGGCATCATCGTTCGCAATGGCAGCAGCCAATGAACGATCAAGCGTAATACCAGTGGTTCCATTCACCTGAATAATGGTATACTTATTCGTGGTGTTGGTTCCAAAGGTAACAATCTGGCCGACTCGCGGTGCTACCGTGAAGGTATCCACCACGATTTCCTTGTTCCAACCAGCTGCATAGCCAGCAACAAGGTTCACAGCACCAGGAGTATACACTGTCACAACTGCATTATCGGCAACACCCCGGATGAGTCCAGGAGTTACGGTAATAGCAGTCGTGGGTGCAGTCCCCGTGCGGGCGGTAACTTGATACGGGATACCGTCAATGGCAACCCAAGTACCAACAGTGATTTCACCCGTTCCAGTGTCAACAGTCAACGCGGTATCGCCAACAGCGTACCCCGCAGCATTGTTGATCTGGAAAGAGCGAATCGTGTTACCAACCGACACGTTCCCCATATTCAAGTCTTTGTAGAAGTCAAAACCAAGTTTTTGACCAAGACTTGCAGTACGGAGAGCCGTACCATTGTCGCCAACCTTGTCGGCTGACGTGAACCACTCAGGACGCAAGCAATCACCTTCCGTCTTAGCGGTAAGGATCAAGTTGCGACCTGCCTCATACGCTTTATTCTCATCCATGACTTGGCGAAGATCAATGATGTAATCCTTGATATTCGAGGAAGTTACACCGTTGAGCTTTCCAGCCACGTTGGGCAAGAATCGAGGATATTGACCAAGCACGACTTGATCGACCATGCGAGCCAAAGCAACTGCTGCTGGCCGTGCATAAGTCGCAATCAAATCTGCCATCGACATCGTATTCTCAAGGTCGTCGATGAAGAAGCTAACGTGACACCATTGGTCCAGAGTCACCTGGACGTTATCTGCAATGGCGTCCTGCGTCGTAACTGCATCACCTTTGGCTTTACGCTTTCCGGTGAACTCGCGAGGACGACGAGTATTAACCACATCACCAAACTGATTGAAATACTTTTCAAAATCTCGATTCACAAGCTGAGCCGCAACCATGTTTTCTTCAAGAATGGCGAGAGTTTCATTACTCCACCACTCAGGAATGAACGGATCGACTTGATTATCAAAATACGCTTTCGTTTTCAGAAGCATTGAAGTTCCCTTTGTGAATTATTATCGCCGAGCAGAAAGATTCTGCTTTTTACGCCATTCACTATACTGCTCTGGCGACATTTTTGAGAAATCCGGTGAAGCACCGTTAACCCCAGGTCTGTTGGCATTATTGCCACCAAATCCTGGTTTTCCATCTACTAGGAAGAGATTGGCATGTTGCTCTTCTTCACGCATTTTGCCAATAGCTTCAACCATATCCAATTCAACTTGAACAGGTTGCTTTGTCTTAGCATCTTCCACAGTCATTGGCAGTTTGACAACAAACTTGCCAGTTGGCTTACCATCATCACCTAACTGTTCCACCACCTTAGCTTTACTCGAAAGCATCAACTGCAACTGTTCTGGATTAGCTGCGTTATGCTTTGAAGCACCAGACAAAATTGCATTCTCGATAAGCATGTTGTTAAAGTTAGTCTGCCACTTTTTACCCTCTGCTGAGAGAGCATCAGTATCAGACTTATACTTCTTATTGAGCTTTTCGAGTTCTGCAGATTGCTGTTGCTCTTTTGTCAAGTGTTGCTGTTGCAAGGATTGAATGCGATTATCAAGCTCATCTTTTTCGGCTTGAGTCAGACTGGATTTTTGCCTCAAGTCTTCAAGTTGCTTGATTAAATCTTTATTCTGATCCTGAATGCTTCGCTTTTGTTCTGCCATCAGCTTATTAATATGCTGTTGCTGTTCTGGTGTAAATGTAATTGCACCAGGAGTAGGCGGTGGCGGTGGCGAAGCAGGTGGTGGCGGTGATACAGAGTCACCATCAAAATAGGCAAATGTTTTGAACATCTTCACGACAATCTCTCCATTTGTAATCCCCGCCTACCTTGCAAGTAAGGTAATAGTAAATCCCAAGCAGTAGCTGAAGGAATTCCCGATGCAAGATAAAGCGGTACGATAGACCGATCATGTTCAGATCGTAGTCCACCGAAAGCCTGAACTGTCATTGAAAGGTTGTCCCGTTCAGTATCAAGATCAACCCCTTTGAGCAAAGCATATGCTACTTCGTAGCAAGCCTGCTCAATTTCCACCGGAACTAAGGTGTCCGTGCCCCTTGGGAACTGCAATGGCTGTTCGGCATCTGCCTGTTCGCCAATGAAATTGAGACGATCAATTCTTTTTGTTGCTGATACTAAAGCTCGCATCCGTAAATCACGATCTTTGTATGCCCATAATTGACCTTCAAGCATGGATGCGAAATAATTATCAGCTTTCTCAAGAGTACCATAGATTGGTAATGTTGAACCATTCCAAACCATTGTGCTTTGGGTTGGTCCAAAACTATCAATCACTGTTCGATCAATTGTAGGCATTAGTTCACTCTCACTCCCTCAAATTCGAGGGTGACTCGGGATTTGTTCCCTAAATTACCTGCCCATCTAGCCTCCTCAGTAGTAGAGAATGGATTATTTGTCAATAAAACCATCCAGATTTCACCTTTCCAATTCTCCATTCTTATCATCTTGCTATTGTTTGCTAAAATGAAAGATCGAAGTTCAATTGCTTTTATCCTATCCATTACAAAGTCATAAGCCAACTTGGAAGTTGGTGCAGTTCGTTTGTAAATGTAACGAACACCATTCATTGATCGCTTGATATTCAATTTGTCAACGTAAGCCTCACGATCACCAAATTCAGGTGATGGCAAAGTTATTACAGCATCATCAGTTTGCAAGGTTACAATCTTATGAACCTTGACAACTTGAACAGTTGGAACTGATACTGTTTGACCATTGCCAATTGGCTTTTCAAAGCTCGGTAAGAATATAAGCGTTTGACTTATATCTAATTGTTTGGTCAAAGCAATTTGAACATCCTGAGTAATTTCGAAACTCTGTTCCACGTCAGGCGTGACTCGCTTTTGACACGCCAAAGTCTGTGAAATCGTGAGGCTTTGATTAACTGATTCAAGTGTTCGCGTTCTAACTAAATCTTGTAGGATTGTGAGTGTATTGCTTGCACTTACTATCAAAATACGGTCGCCATGAACAAACTGACTCATTCCAAAAGCATTTGTGGCCGAAAGTCCATAAGACTTAGTAACAAATGCAGATTGTTCAAAATCAACAGTATGATCTGCTGGAGTTCCAATTGATTTACTTAGAATCAAAAGCTCTTCAAGATCAAGAGTATTGAAAGCTGGCTTAGCAGAATATGCTGAAGCATCTTGTGCAAATACCAATATATTACTAGCATCATGAACTAATTCTGCTAAAGCTTCTTGAGTAAATACAATTGTGTCAGTCAATGTTCGACGATAAGTCTTTTCTGCTGTTGCACTTTGCCCCATTGGAAACACTGTATGAATGCTTCTCAATATCGTGAGGGCAATACCAACGCTTTGTGTAATAATTATCGTCTGGTGAACATGCTTTCCAACAGTATAAGTCGCATCTTGGCTGAATGTAATTGTGTTGGAAGCTGGCTTAACTGTTAATCCAACAGCAGTCTGACTAAATGTTATAGTCTGATTTACAATCAGGTTGTGTGAAATCGTTCGAGTAGCAGCCTGATTAATTACAAAACCTTGTGTAACAATTCTATCATGGTCAGCACTAACATCAACATCCTGTACAATTGTAAGGGTTGACGATGCTGAAAAATGCCTGGCTCTTACTGCCGAAGCATCCTGGTCCAAATCCAATGTTTGTGGGACTTCTTCAAAAATTGGATGGCCAGCAAACTGGTCCATTACCAATGTATCATCAACTTCTTCATCATGACGCCAACCTGCAATAGCAGTTTGCGTCATGTCAAAATCTTGATAATAGCCTTTATTGAAAACTAATTGACTAACTGCTGTATCGCTAAAAGTAATCGTTTGGCCAACATCAGTATTACGACTAACATTAGCAGTAGAGGTAAGAGTAAGAGTTTGTGGGACGCTTTCATCATGATAGTGTCCCGGTGTAGCAGTTTGTGAAAATGTTATTGTATTGTCAGCATCACGATCATAAGTCGTAAAGCCTGGATCAGTCAACACTTCAATGAACTCTTGTGTCCAACGAGCTTTGGAGGACGCTGGACACAAGACTTCAACAAACATTTGGGTGATACGAGCCTGGCCAGTTCCCTTGCCTAGAACCTCTACGAATTCTTGAGTGATTCTGGCAGGCCCATTACCCTTGCTCAGAGCCTCTACGAATTCTTGAGTAATTCTGGCAGTGGAAGCCATGTTACGATACCACCTTCATTCCAAATTCTGCCCCATCAACGTCAGACTTGGTCCAAGCCGTGGAGTCAGATGGTTTGGTTTCGTACAATTGAGTGTACGTTGTAAAGCTGGAATTAATTGCAGCAGTAGTTGTTCCGTCGTAATCTGTCGAACTTATCCGAATAACTGGTGCAACTGTCTTTGCATCAGTATCAGTTCGACGTACAACCATATTAGTTTGGACGCCATAAATTGTACCTGTATTAGCATTAGTGTCACCAAAAGCATAAGTATCTTTGGTGCCAGCAGTAGCATGTTCATTGTAATCGGTATCGCCGTTATTGCTGGTAGTATCGTCAACCTGTTGATAGTTATTAACAGAGTTTCCATCACTTCCGCTTAATCCACTTGAGTTACCGTTACCACTTGGTGCAAGAGTTTGTACTCTCACGTTTCCAAGCGGTGCATTATTGACAGAACCAGTGAGGTCAAGCAAGTAATGGTCATCAAGATAGCGGCGATTGATACCACTATTATCAAAGCCTGAATCACCACCAACACGATACTTGGTAACATAAGCATTTGCAGTATTCTTGGTATCCGTAGCAGCTGCGAGGCTTAGAATTTCAACACCATCAGCATAAAGCTTAACATCGCCCGAAGAAATACTATCGCTAATCAAGAACTTAAGTTCAAGGTAGAAATAGGTATCAAACGGGAATGTGTAAGTCGATGTACCAAGAGTTGTTGAGTTATTTGTTCGGAAAATACTAATTGTACCATCAGTATTTCCGCGAACTGCTATTTGTATTGATGATCCATCATAAAGAATAAAAAATGTAACTTTGGTATTTACACCAGATGCTACACGGAAAGCAGCACCTATAACACCTGATGCAAGGTTTGATCCAATATTACGTTCAATATAATCTGAATTTGCAGCAGATTGTAATGCTTGTCCTACTCCAAAGCGAGCAAGTGTTGTTTCAACTGAAAGTCCGTTCAATGCGTTCCACTTGCCATTTGTTGTTAATTGTGAGGTTGATTGTGCATCAAACCCTTCTATGAACAAAAGCATTAGATGTCCACCTTTGTTAGAACCTCAACTGTAAGTTGAGATAAGCGGGCGAGTGAATATCCGCTCGCTAATACTTCAACAAATTGTTGAGTAAAACGTGCAGGACCATTGTTACTACTGAGGACTTCAACAAATTGTTGAGTCGCTCTAGCTTTGCCTTCTCCTGAATTCAAAATCTCAATGAATTCCTGCGTAAGGCGGGCGTTTCCTTGTCCAGCAGAAATCACTTCAACAAAATGTTGAGTTATTCTTGCGGACACTTTCACTCCTGAAAGGGTGGCGGCGGTGGAACAGGTATTGGTTGAAGATTTCTTGCTTCAAAAATCATGTATGTTGAAAGATAAGTGTTGCCTTGAGTCCAGGGCGTTGTCTTTAAGAAATCAATTGAATCATCGCCAACTTTCACAGTGACATTGCCACCAATTGGTTGTAGTGGACTAAATCCAGTACAAACAAAAGCTTTACCACGAGCCATATTAGGAACATCAAAATAGACTTCAAGGAATGTAGAGTTAAGAGGACTCCACCAATTAACCACACACTGGAAATCCATTGTACCATTAGGGTTTGCAGTAAATTGTGCATACCCATCAATATCAGTAAAATCAGTCGTCTTAATGGGAATTTTACTACCCATTGCAGGTGCAGGCATTGGTGCAACAGGCGGTGGTGGCGGATTAGGTGGCCAACTGCCTATTGTATATGTCGTTTGTGCAAGAATATCACTTGATGCAGGTACTGATGACGATCCACTCCATTTGCCAGTAGCATCATCATACGGTTTGGTGAGAGCGTTATCTATAATCCAAGATGGTGCTTGATCTTGTTGATAAGGTGTATTACCACCAGGTTGAATTAGTAATTTAGTTAAAAGTAAGTATTTACGTTTGGTTGCATCAGGATCATAAATGTAAAGCAACCGATCAGGAATTTCATAGAGCAAAGCAGATTCTTCTGTACCACCCTGCCATTCAATTACTTCTGCACCAAAACGATTAAGCAGTAAGCTTTGAGTACCACCACAATCAAAGATATTCATTGGGCCATAAAATGTATAGCCAGGTCGTGATGTAAGCCAATCACGAGTTGGCTTACACAAACCCACTTTCAAAAGTGGGTATGCAGGATTCAAATTTTGAGTAGTCACGTTTTACCTCAAATCAGGTAAAAATTGTTAAATAGGTCTCGCGGCTCTACTAAATTAGTACCAACAGGATTAATATATACTAATAACTGTTGGTCTGGATAATAGGATAACGAGGCTTGTAAAAATGTTCCACCAGTGTTATCTAGACAAAAACCTACCATATTGATATTATCTTTTATTGGTAAATATTGACTTAAATCAATATTCCATGCAAATTGAAAGCCTTGAGGGTCTTCGGGAAAAGAAGCATTATGAATTTGTAATTGAACACAATTACCTTGAATATAACAAACAATACTTTCATAAGTTGTTCCATTACCTTGAAGGACATTTAGAGGAGGTAATGTAACTGACTTTTTAGACAAATAATTTTGGATTCCCAAAATCTCATCAATAATTTTCGCGGTAGTTGCTGGTCCGGCTCCACGAAAATCCTCATGACTCAATCGTTCCGTGGTAAGCCCATCCCAAAGCTGTGTTGGAAAGATGGGCATACCATCGCGTGGCAATGTCATTTGGCTGCTCCATTAAGGTCTGGTATTGGCTTTTTCTCTAAGGCGGCATCTTTATTAGGATTGGGCGAGGCATCAGGATTACCGCGAGCAGCACCAAGACCAGCAGCCTGAGACATAGCGATTGCAGCAACACGCTTTTGGTGTTCCTCTTGTGCAATTGGCACTTCTTTTTCACCATTGAATCCTAAAGCGTTTGAACCAGTAACAGCACTTACCATTCCGCCTTCTTGTGCCATTTTGATTGTATCAGGATCACTGGTGACAAAGTTTGCAGCATCAATTTCTTTGTAAATAATCTGCAAAGTTTCAGGCTTACACTTATCACCAAGCATTGTATTGGCAATAAGCTTTGAAACTTCCTTGGAAAAAGTTCTTGATGGTGCTGCTGATTTAATTTCACCCAAAGTCTTAGATTCAGCAACTTTCTGACCATCGCTCTTAAGAGTGTATTTTGTTGGGTAATTTACTGTAGCTGGATCAGCATTTTCATACATGCCCCAAATCTTAGCAATTTCACGCTCACCATATTCTAGTTCAAGACCAATGTATGAAAGTCCTGATTCCAAGCCACGATCATCCAACTGCTTTGATTCAGCAGAAGCATGAGTAGGTTGAGCATTTGAAGCAGCAATGTCGATTAGCTCGAAAATTTCTTGCTTCATTTGCTCTTGCTTTTTGATTGAAGCAAGCAATGGCTCAGTAGGCGGTGCAATAAAGTCGGGTCGATCCGTATTTGTAGGATAACGACGCCCACGCATTGCACCGACTTTGATTTCATCAGCATCGTTTGATCGTTGTGCTGGAGCCCTTGTACCCTCTTCAGGTGCTTTATTAGTTGTTGGGTCAATATTGCTAATTGGAGGGCGACCAATACCACGAGTGTAGATGCTTTCAGCAGCAGGATTATATTGTTCAGTGTAAAACGGAAAATTAGCCTTAAAGCAATAATTCATGTCTGCTGAGGCAATATTCAACATTCCAATTTGATAATCTGCTACATCTGCAAGCAATGATTCTTGTAATTCAAGTAAAACAAATGGTATTCGCTTTAAATCAAGGATAACTTCTGGTCCTAATGGAGTATCAACAGGTTCTTCATTAGGTTTTGCTTGAGTGTTTGGCAAATACATTTGAATATGTACTTTGCCATCGTCTTTACTAAGCCAAATATGACGATATTTTTCGTAAGTTCCTGTAACTAAGCCAGTTTTTGGGTCTATTTCGTACTCTGTATCGCGTAAAAGTAGATTAGTATAGGTATATTCACCTGATTCGTAAATATAATCCCAAGTAAGAATATCTTCTGTACAATAATAATACAAATATGGTCGCTTTTTGGCATTTGCTGCGAGCAAATTGCCATCTAGATTAGGCTTATCAATAAAAATACCTACACGTTTCATAGTCATGAGTTCAAAGAGTATGGTTTGACCCATAAATGAATTCATGGAACAACCATACAAATCAACTCCACCATCTTTACCAGCAACAGCATCCTGATAATTTTGTGGGCCATCAATTCGGAAAATTTCTGACATCCGTGAATAAAAAGTATTCTTTAATTTATTGATACCTGCCTTAGCGAAAGCAGGACAATAACTCATTGCTGTTCGTTCTTTGAAAGAGTCAGAATCTTCACGATTAGAGAATCGAGTAAGATATTGAGCAATAAAACCACGTCCACCTTTAGCAGTTAGTCGCCATTTCAGATAATCTGTTTCATTATCTGTATAATCAGGATGTCTTATTAAGCTGATTCTCATTGCATGTCTCAGGTATACATGGTAACATTACGCTTTTGACCTTATCAATTATTGCACAATGTCCACAAATAAGGTCATTGCCTACCATGAAAGGTTGTGGGTGCTCACAATTTTCCGGACAATGACCGTGAGTACAATTATTTTTGATACACCATTGAGTATAGTCATCATCAGGATATATCTTGTGCTTGTCCAAAGCTTAATGCCAAAGGTAATGCGATTTCAGCGTAATTTCGAGCATGACCGTAGTGGTCATGACGATTACCTGGAGTTTCGTAACGAGCAATGGGATTACCGTTTGAGTCTTTCTTAGGGATTCGTACTTGTGCCATTATGTGGCTTTTGTAATCGAGACCAGTATCCATTGGCAATCGAATCGAACCATTCTTAAAGCGACCTAAGCTCAAGTCTAGCCAAGAGGTTCGGTCCACATTAATAACAGCTTCCTCATCTGAAGCTATAGTAATGTTACGACCATTGATGCCAACCGGGTATCGACACAATTTCACGCGACCTGGAAAACGATTTGCAAACTCCAAAGCTTTTCGTTTTTCAGGTTGCGAATCTACCACGGCGAATCGCACGCCATATTGGAACATTAAATTGTCTAATTGTTCAAAATCATCAATTTCACAGTGATGAATGACTTTACAATTAGCATAACTATTGATGTCATGGCCCGAACGTCCACCCAAATCCCACATATCAATTTCAACATGAATTTTTCGACCAATATCAGCACCCATTGTGACCAAACCGTGACGATTGAAGTCTAATTTTCGATAATTTCCGATGCAAGACTCCAACATTGGCTCGGTTATTCTCGCACCAGCTACAATATGTGGAATTCCTACCTTAGAATTCATTAATTCTTGTTCAGCGGTCGGGTCTTTCAGGCTATTAAAATACGCTTTTACAAAATTCGATGGCGGAAGGTGCATCGAATACAATTGATTGATGTAAAAGCCGCGATCAGCACGTCCAGGAAATTCAGGAACCCATTTTCCTTTATTCAAATAGACTGGCTTATCTTCGTGTCTGAGAATATTCTTGCATTCATAGCAAATTAAATGACTTTCTGCAATTCTTGGGTCATTTTCATCCTCTCCAAC